GGATGGTGTCTTTTAGCGCTGAGAAGGCGGCAACCAAACAACTCATACCTTACCAACCTTCTGCTCATACTAATCCAGCTAGGCCTAGTCTAATTCGGTTCTCCCGGAAAGACCTTACCGTATTTGAGCAGGATCTATTGGTTGAGGATGCTTTGGAATATGCACTCTCGCTCGACAGTCTGGAAGAGGAGTCTTACAGGCAGTATGACAGCAGGGTGGGAATACTTTTCTACAGAAGTGTTAACCTGGGACGAATACCCAGCGTATTCCAGTTGTGGTGGTGGGATTTGGAAACCAGCCTGAGGCAATTAGTCGGCCTCGGGGCTGGTCTCCCCATAAGGCAGTAGAGTAGGGTGGTGAGAAGGCCGGCGTTGTGCGCGAGTAGTTTACCTGTAGAGAAGCACCGCAGAGGATGCGTATGTGCTCCAGGATCCAACAGGCTCAAGCTAACAGTGTCAGAGTCGCCACTACCCTACTGCGAGGAATGTCCGGAAGTTGTTACCCATTTACCGCTACCTGACATTCCTGATCTTTTTAAGTGGTTTGTGCACTCCTCGTGCGTGCACAACCACATAAATGCGGTTGTGGGACGTGTATCAATCTGTACGCCTAGCCCTACTCAGGTTGGCATACAACGGTTGATGCAAGAGGCTAGAAGGTTTAGTAGCGCCTTCCCCACAGTTATACCCACATCGTATGAGAGGGTGATTGAATCGTATGATGGCTACCGTAGAAGAAGATACGAAAAGGCTTTCAGTGATTTGAAAGCTGGCAGTCGAGTTGACCCAAGTGTTAGAATGTTCATCAAACAAGAGCTCCTGCCCTTCAAGGAGGGAAAACCTAACCCGGAATGCCGAGCAATTCAGTTTAGAGATCCCACCTTTGGGCTGTCTTTCGCCAGATACATAAAACCATACGAGCACTACCTACCGCGTGTTAAGCCGCGCAAATTCCCCACTGAGTTTATAGCCAAAACTATGACAATGTCAGAACGCGCGGGTGTTCTAAGGCGTAAGTATGACAACCTAGGTTGTAAACTCAGAGGCGGTGAGCGCGTGTATTGTATGGGATTAGATGGAGAAAGATTTGATGCACATGTCAACTCGGAACTGCTGAAAGTAACACACTGCGTCTATAATAGAATCTTCCGTGATAAAGCACTACGCAGATTGTGCACCCAGCAGCTCAGAAACAGGGTCCGTTTTCGAACGCGAGACGGATGGGGTTCCTATGTGGTCCACGGAGGGAGAATGTCAGGTGATATGGATACCTCCGCGGGCAACACCACAATAATGTGTTTGATGCTGAATGCTTTTGGACTCGACACCTACGGTGAAGGAAACTATGATTTTCTTGACGATGGTGATGATAGTGTGTTTATGTTCATAGCTAAAGAGCCCACCACCGAAGAGCTTGTGACGAATTACTTTCTACAATTTGGTCTAACAATGAAGCTGGAATTCAACACCCCCAATTTCCTCCAGATCAATTTCTGCCAGTCAGCGCCCGTCCTCGTTAATGACCGTTGGTTACTTGTTCGTGACTATCGTAAGGTTATTAGCAAAACTCTATCCAACCTCAAGTTTAAGCAGCCTGGAATGAGGCCAAAGCTACTCAAGACTATTGCTCTTGGGGAGCTCAGCCAGTGCTGCGGGGTTCCTGTTCTTGACCCCTTCTTCAGGAAATGTGTAGAAATAGCCGACAAAAACATGTCTAAACGAGGTAAGCGCGACGGCGGTTTGGTCAAAGATCTGGCCAGCATCCACTTTCTTCTACCCAAAATGCTGAAGCAACTTTCCAGAGCTCCAATACAAATCACACAGGAAAGCCGCACCCACTTCGCGGGTGCGTTCGGCATATCACCTAGCGTACAAATGGACCACGAAAACGCTATAACTAATTGGAACCTCACTCTAAAACAGGAAGCGGTCTTGGGCGAGGCCATTGACCGGGAGTACTGGCGATACGACTGGAAAATGGACGAAACCACTGCCTGTTGGTCCACGGGGTCCCCTAGTTTACCACCCAAAACGGATACCGTGCTAACACAAATGCCGAGAGACTGCACGGGTGGGGACAGGCTCTAGGGGATGAACAGTCCAGACAGTCATCTGCAGCCCGTGAAATGACACAAAAGAAAAATGGAAAACCAACACAACAACGAAATCCCCAAAAACCAAAGAGAAAGAGACGCCCAAGAAACCGCAGACCGGCACTCTACCAG